CGGGCAGACACCTCGGCTTGCCGACCAGAGCATCAGCGAGGCAGATACCTCGACTCGGTCATCAACACCACCGCAGACTACATCGCGCCTCACGCCGACATGGCTCTTTTGTTGGCGCCCGGCAACCACGAAAACTCTGTAAAGCGTCGATGTGAAACGGACATGAACGAGCGTTTGGTTGAGGCGGCCAAGGTTCGCAACGCTCTGTGTCAAGCACACGCCGGCAGCTACGCGAACTGGGTGCGATTCCTCGTGCGGCAGAAGGACAGGCGCCAGGTCGTTGGAAACAGCATCGTCATGTACATGCACCACGGGTACGGCGGCGGCGGTCCCGTGACCCGAGGCACCATCCAGACCGCACGCATGGCGGTGTACCTACCTGACGCCGACATCATCTGGACAGGCCACACGCACGACGAGTGGATCATGCCGATTCAGCGGGCGCGTTTGTCCCTGCACGGGCGCCCCTACCTCGACCGAGTCATGCACGTCCGCAGCCCCGGATACAAGGACGAGTTTTCCGAACAGAACGGTTGGGCCGTCGAGAAGGGCATGCCGCCGAAGCCCAAGGGTGCGCTCTGGCTTCGGTTCTACATGGATCATGCTCGGGTCAACGGAACACCAGCGCGTAGACTTCGCTACGAAGTGCGCGAGGCGCAGTAACTGACCATTTCAGAAGGACAGATAGGAGAACGCATGCCGACACCAGCCAAGGGCAAACGATTCGCGAAGACCGTTCGCAACCCGGAAACCGGACGCACCCGCACTGTGAGCTACGGTCAGGCCGGCAAGGCCAAGGGAGGCGGCGACCGCATCAAGCCCGGAACCGCCAAGGGTGACGCATACTGCGCACGCTCGTTCGCGCAGATGAAGTCACACCCCAAGGCTGCACGCGACCCGAACAGCCCGCTCCGGCTTTCGCGTGCTAAGTGGAAGTGCAGCGGCAAGACCTCGAGGAAGTAAACATGGCAAAGAAACCAGCAAAGCGCGGCCTGTACGCAAACATCAACGCTCGTCGGGCCGCCGGCACTAGCCGACCCAAGTCCAAGAGCACCGTCAGCCCGTCCGCGTATAAGGCGATGAAGCGCGGATTCAAGTGAACCACCATGCGTGTGCGCCTGGGCCAACGGTACTGGGTGTTCCGCTTCGTGAATCACCTCGTCAATTACGGCGAGGTTGAGCACGGCGACAGCGCCGACACGCGCATCATCCGCATTCGACGCGGGCAGTCAGAGCAGGAAATGCTCGACACGATCATCCACGAGGCGCTGCACGCCGCCAGGCCGGAGCTCGACGAGGACGCCGTTGCCTCGACCGCCAACGACATCAGCCGTCTGCTGTGGAAACTGGGGTACCGGCTCACGGACCCCAAATGACCTCGGAGTTGCGCCGGTAGTTGCTGACGGTAGAACGCGCCGCCGGGCGCACGAGGTGCTTGTCGTTGAACATCAGGTAGTTGTTCGGGAGCAGCGCGAACTGGCCGCCGTTCAGGTGCACCATGTTCAGCGGCTTGTGTTCGTCGGGGTACCTGCTGAACCCGTCCCGCCAGTCGATGATGATTCCGGTGTGACGACCGTGCAATGCCACCCCGCGGATTGACGAGCAAACTAGTCCCTCTAGGTAGTGACAGTGCCAGGCCTCGATGTCCTCGCCCATCGCACCCCACGGCTGCAACGTCAGCGGCTGCTCCATGAACGTGTACCCGGTGCTCATCAGATGCCACAGCATCCCAGACCAGTGCGCTCCGCTCTCAAGCAGGACGTGTCCCATGATGGCCTGTCCGGGCCGGCAATAGATGCCGTGCAGAATGCCGCGAGTGGTGCCGGCTGGCATCTCTGGACCGAGCGCGACATTGTTCACATTGACATAGATGTGGTACGGCAGGTTGCAGTGACGCATGGCGGGTAGGATAGGGGCGCGGTGACGTCGGATTCGACTGCCGACATGGGTGCTGCCTGAAGGCCGCGAGGTACGCCGCAGCGCCGAAACATTGGGGTAACGGGAACCTGCCGCCGGGGACAGACGCTCAGGCGTTGTGTCCCATGCTTGTAACTGCTGATGTGCATACAGTTTGTATGCGTTTCGGCAATCGCTGGCATGGGCGTGATGATGCGTGAATAGGCGTGAGCCGCCCAAAATGACAACCGCCCGGTTGCAGCCGGGCGGAGGTCAAGTCTGTGCTTGCCGCAGCAACGGCAAGCGGTTCCATGTCGCACGCCAATGTAGCACAGTTTTGTAGCGTGCAAGCGTGAATATGCGTGAGAATGCGTGAATAGGCGTGAAGCGAATACAGATGTGCAGATGTGTAGTGCATTTGCTCCAGCATCCGATGAAATGACACGCTAGACTGTGACCCCAGAGCGAGTGCAAACGCTCAACAACCCAACCTGGGGGGCAGCGGGTCAGCTCGCACTCGCTCCCCGCTGTCTCCTCAGGATTTCATTTGTCCGCTACATGGCGGACGGAAGGCAGAATCATGCATTGGTTTCCCCTGTACACGAAGGAATGGGCCGCGTCGGTCGGCCACATGTCGGCTGCCCAGCGCGGGATCTACATCAGCCTGCTGGTGTTCCAATGGGACAACGGCAGCGTGCCAGACTGCATGGAGCAATGCGCACGCATTGCGGGCGCAATGCAGATGCAGGAAGGTGATTGGCTGATAATCCGAGACAAGTTCAAGCGCAGCGACGAGGACGGTCGGCTGCGAAACGCGAAGTTGGAGAGCGTCCGTAGTACGCAAGTCGAGAAGGCAGAAGCAGTTAGCAACAACGCGAAGCGTGCTGCGGCAGCCCGTCACAAGCGCCCAGAACCATGCGCACGCACTGCGCACGCAATGCCGACGCAATGCGCGAGCAATGCGCGAGCATTGCCCACGCAATGCCATTCAGAGTCAGAATCAGAATCAGAGTCAAAGAGAATCAAAACCCCCCCTACCCCCCTTGCTCGTGACGCGATGAAGCGTTTGCTCATGCGCGAGCCGGCCTGGCGGACACGGGTCGAACGGGCGGGGGCGGGGGATTGGTATGTCAAGGGGGAGGACGGACAGCAGAGGGCCGTCACCGAGGACGAGGTCATCGCCGACGGGATCGCCGTGATGACCGCCAAGGTCGAGCAGGAACGCGAGCTCACGCTCGCCAAACTGCGAACCAACGGCCTCGCTGATGGCGAGGCCGAGGCCATGTACCGACGATGGCTCGCCGAATACCTCGAAGGCGGTCAATCCCCAGCGACCGTCGTGCGCAACGATCTCGCCGACAAGAGCGTCCGGAACATCGCAGCCGTTTGGAGGGCACGACTCGCCGCCCCGTACAATCCCGGTCATGGCACGCAAGCGCAAGTCGTCGAAGCAGGTGCTGCTAGCGGGCCTCGATGACTGCATCCTCGGCGTGCACTACCCCCGCGCAGGCGAGGCAGGGCCGCCCGTGGTCGTCTACAGCGCGGACATGATCGCAGCCCGCCTACGCGACGATCAGGGCATGACCCAGGTCGAAGCACGCTGCTTCGTCACCGACGAAATTGAGGCACGCTGGATGGGGCCGGGCACACCGCGACTAGTCTGGGCGGCAACTATCCAAGATTTCGGAATAAACAGCACCAAGGACTGATATAATCACGCCATGATCGTAAGAAGCTTCGATGACTGGAAGGCCGCCGTGCGCGAGCACATGGCACAGACCGGACAGGTCACCAACGCGCTGGCTGTTCGCATGGACGCCGAAGACCGCATGGCGGCACACAACGTGCGGTGCCTGCTTTCGGACGCACCCAAGATCAGGCGCAAGGGCTGCAACCTCGCCAGCGCAATCGCCATCGCCGAATCCGTTGGACTGGAAATCCACCTTTCATACAAGAATGAAACCTGATGCCAAGCAAATCACCCGCACAGAAGCGCTTGATGCAGGCGGCAGCGCACTCCCGGTCGTTCGCAAAGAAGGTCGGCGTCCCTATGTCCGTCGCAAAGAAGTTCGTGCGAGCGGACAAGGCGAAGGCAGCCAAGCGCCGCGCCCGATAGGCCGACCGCCAGAGCCCGTCCCGCAAGACCTAGCCGACGAACTCGTTGCATGGTTGGCCGCTGGCAAGCCGCTGCGGGAATGGTGCAGACTTGAAGGCAAGCCTCATTTCACCGTGGTCTACGACTGGAGGGCCAAGGATCCAGCGTTTGACCTACGCATCGCGCAGGCGCGTGAGGACGGGCATGACGTGATCGCCGACGAGTGCAAGGAACTGGCCGACACTAAGCCAGCCGATCAGGTCGAAGTCGCATGGCGTCGCCTCCAGGTCGAGACGCGCCTGAAGCTCCTCGCCAAGTGGAACCCCAAGAAGTACGGCGACAAGGTCGGCGTGGACCATGCCGGCGGCGTGAACCTGACCGTCATCACGGGCGTGCCAAGTGCCGATAAGTCTTGACTACAACCCGCGCCAGTGGCAGCGGGAATGTCACCTGAAGCGCAAGCGGTTCACCGTTCTTGCCCTGCACCGACGTGCTGGCAAGACGGAACTTGCCATCATGGAGCTTCTGGACAAGGCTCTGAAATGCAAGCAGCCGCTTGGGTTCTACGTGTACATCGCACCGTTCCTTCGCCAGGCCAAGGCCATCGCTTGGGCGCGTCTCAAGGACAAGCTGCGCCCGATGCGCACGACTGGGGCCATCGACATCAACGAGGTGGATCTGGCCGTCGTGTTCAAACACAATGGCGCGACCATTCGCCTGTTCGGCGGCGACAACCCCGACGCCCTGCGCGGCGTCCGTCTCGACGGCTGCGTGATTGACGAGGTCGCTCAGATCAAGCCCGAGGTCTGGACCGACATCGTTCAGCCTGCCCTGTCCGACCGCAAGGGCTGGGCGATGTTCATCGGAACGCCGTCCGGAATCAACCTGTTCAGCGAGCTTTTTTACCGCTCCAACGGCCTCGAGGACTGGTGGTCTGCCCTCTATACCGTCGATGATACGGACGCCATCGACCGTGACGAAGTCAAGCGCCTGCGCCGCGACATGCCAGAGTCGGCGTTCGCACGCGAGTACCTATGCGACTTCAGCGCAGCCGGCGACGATCAGCTCATTACTTTGTCCGACGCTGAGTCAGCGGCACGGAGACGATACTCAGACGGCGACATCGTGGACGCTCCGCTCGTTGTCGGCGTTGACCCTGCCCGGTTCGGTGATGACCGTAGCGTCATCATGCTGCGCCAAGGGCTAGTAGCGTTCGAGCCGCAGATTTACCGGGGCATCGACAACATGAGCCTGGCAGGTCGGGTAGCCAACGTCATCGAGGAGCGCGACCCGGACGGCGTGTTCATCGACGTCGGCGGCGGGGCAGGCGTGATCGACCGCCTGCGCCAGTTGGGCTATGGGATCGTGGAAGTGAACTTCGGCGGCAAGCCCAACAACCCCGGCCTGTTCGTCAATAGGCGCACCGAGATGTGGTGGACGATGCGGGAATGGCTCGAGCAGGGCGGCTCGATCCCCAACGACCCGTTCCTGAAGGCCGAACTCGCCACCCCAACGTACTCGTACGACAGCAACGGCAGACGGGTGCTCGAGTCCAAGGACGACATCAAGCGCCGGCTACAGGGCGGGGCCAGCCCGGACATCGCCGACGCGCTGGCCCTGACGTTCGCGTTCCCCGTGGGCAAGCAACTCCCACGCGAGGTGCGCGACCGCATCGACACTCGGCCAGGCGACTACGACCCATACGAGGGCATGGAATGATCCGATTAGCAACCCGCGATGACGTTCCTGCGCTGCTGACGATGGGCAGGCAATTCATCCAGTTCAGCGAGTACAGGTCGATCAACGACCATCTAACCGATGAGCAACTAGCGAACGGTATAAGCGCGGTCGTTGACTGTGGAGTTTCGTTTGTTGCGCTCGACGGCGAGCAAATCATCGGCGGCATCCTTGGCGTAATCGGCCCGCTCTGGTTTGCGCCGCACGTTCAGACCGCCGTTGAGCTCGCGTGGTGGGTCGATCCTGCGTACCGTGGGATGGCCGGCATCAGGCTCATGCAGGCCTTTGAGGATGAGGCCAAGCGCAGAGGACTCAAGTACGTGGCGATGAGCGATCTGGTGATGAATGGGCGAGATGAGACACCTGCCGCAAGAATCCTCGGCATCATGGGTTACACTCTGACCGAGCGGATGCATTCCAAGGAGATTTGACATGGCAGCGATTAGCACTATCGCCGCAGTAGCGGCAGCAACGGCAGCGGCGGCAGGAACCGGGTATGCCGTGTACGCCGGAGAACGGGCCGATAAGGCACAAGAGCAGGCGCTCGGCGAACAGCGGCAAGCGCAAACGCAGGCACAAGCACAGGCCGCGTCGCAACAGCGCCGCAGCGCCCAGGCTATGGCCGCAGCCAACCGCCGGCAGCCTGACATGGGCAGCATCATGGCTGGCGCAGCTGAGGGCGCAGGTGGCGGGCCGACCAGCACCATGCTGACCGGACCGACCGGCGTCAACCCGCAGGATCTGGCGCTCGGTCGCAGTTCACTCCTCGGAGGGTAATCGTGAGCGAATACACCAGCGACGCACAGTCATACCCCAGCGCACCGACACGCGACAAGCTGTTCACGCGGTGGGGGCAGCTCAAGTCTGAGCGTGCGTCGTGGCTCTCGCACTGGCAGGAGATCACCACCTACCTGCTACCACGCAACGGGCGCTACTTCCGCCAGGACCGAGACAAGGGCTGGCGCCGCCACAACAACATCTACGACAACACGGGCACCCGCGCATTGCGCACGCTCGGAGCTGGCATGATGGCGGGCGCCACGAGCCCAGCGCGTCAATGGTTCCGCTTGGCAACCGCCGACCCGGAACTGAACTCCTACCAGCCCGTCAAGTTGTGGCTCGATGACGTGACGCGCCGCATGCAGTTGGTCTTCCAGAAGTCCAACACCTACCGCGCACTGCACACGATGTACGAAGAGCTCGGTGCGTTCGGCACTGCCACGAGCATCGTGCTGCCCGACTTCAAGAACGTCATCCACCACTACCCCGTCACGACGGGCGAGTTTTGCATCGCTACCGACGCGCAGGGCCGCGTTGACACGCTGTACCGCGAGTTCGAGATGACGGTCGCCGCGATGGTCAAGGAGTTCGGCTACAAGAACTGCTCCACGACCGTGCGCAACATGTACGACCGTGGCACGCTCGACCAGTGGATTCCGGTCATCCACGCCATCGAGCCGCGTTCCGACCGCGACCACAAGAAGCGCGACAACAAGAACATGCCGTGGGGTTCGTGGTATTTCGAGGTCGGCGGCGAGGACGGCGTGTTCCTGCGCGAGAGCGGGTTTGAACAATTCCCCGCGCTCGTCCCGCGCTGGGCTACCGCCGGCGGCGACATCTACGGCAACAGCCCGGGCATGGAGTCGCTTGGCGACATCAAGCAGCTTCAGCATGAGCAGTTGCGCAAGGCGCAGGCCATCGACTACCAGACTAAGCCGCCGCTACAAGTGCCCGTATCAATGAAGAACCGAGACGTCGAAACGCTGCCAGGAGGCATCTCGTTCGTGGATGGCGCGTCAGCGGGCATCAAGACGGCGTTTGAGGTCAACCTCAACCTCCAGTACCTGCTGAACGACATCCAAGACTGCCGCGAGCGTGTTCGTGGTGCGTTCTACGCTGACATGTTCTTGATGCTGGCAGGCCAGCCGAACACCCGCATGACGGCCACAGAAGTCGCCGAGCGCCACGAGGAGAAGTTGCTCATGCTCGGGCCCGTGCTCGAGCGCCTGCACAACGAACTGCTCGACCCGCTGGTGGACATCACGTTCACGCGCATGTTGCAGGGCGGCATCATCCCGCCGGCACCCGAGGAGTTGCAGGGCATGGACCTGAACGTCGAGTTCGTCAGCATGCTCGCTCAGGCGCAGCGTGCCATCGGCACGAACTCGGTCGACCGCTTCGTCGGTAACCTCGGCCAGATCGCCACGATGAAGCCGGACATCCTCGACAAGTTCGACAGCGACCAGTGGGCCGACATCTACGCAGACATGCTTGGCGTGGACCCGTCGCTCATCATCGCCGACAAGGAGGTCGCGGCCATCCGCACCGCCCGCAACCAGGCGATGGCGGCCAAGGAGCAGTCAGCGGCATTGCAACAGTCGTCGCAGACCGTCAAGAACATGGCGCAGGCTCCGACTGGGCAACAGAACGCATTGACCGACGTGATGAACATGTTCAGCGGATACACCAGCCCATCGGCGCTGGAAGTTTGAAAGGACCACCATGCCATACCTGAAGCAAGGCAACAATTTCCTGTACGACAGCACGACCAACGACATCATCGGCATCAAGGACGCGGACGGCGGCGAGATGTATTTCAGCACGAACGCGTTCCAGCCAGACGCGTACAAAAGCGCGCCAGGCCTGTCAATCGCCGCGGCGGCATCGACGTTCACCAGCCTGACATACGAGGCCGATGGTGCTAACGTGCGGCTTGTGAGCGCCGGCGTCCACGGCATCGCCGCTGGCTCGGTTGGCCATTTCGTCTACGTGACTTGGGCTGGCGGAACCGGGGTCACGGGGTTCTACAAGATCCTAGATCGAGCCACCACGACCAAGCTCACCATCGAGCTTGCGCACGTCTCCGGCCTCGGCACGCCGACCGTGTCGCTCGTGAACTCGGACATCACGCTTGCGACGCAGACCATACCGTCCGGGACGATGAACGTCGGGATGTCGCTTGAGCTTGACCTGCTGTTCAGCTGCACTGGCAGCTCAAACAACAAGACGGTCAAGGCCAACCTCGGATCGGCGGCGTGGTACTCGCAGACGTTCGCATCGAGCTTCCAGAGCCTGTGCGTCGAGAAGAAAGCGTGCGTCCTCAGCTCGACGGACATCATCTCCAACGCGCTGGCCGCGCCAGGACACGGTACTGCCACTGGCGCGAACGTCACGATGACGCCGTCCGGCGGCATCGGCGCGGCGCAGGATTTGACCATCGTCGGCAGCCTCGCCAACGCCGGCGAGTTCCTGACGCTCAATGTTTGGAGCCTCAAGATCAACGGCGCCTAACAGTACCCGTAAGCATTAGCCACAGGGATACAGTCCAGCCGTGAGCAATTACGACCCCCTCGACATCCGTGGTCAGGAGCGCAGCAAGGCCGAGCGCGACCAGCGCGAACGCCTTGAACGCGAGAACGAGGCCGCCGACGTCAAGTGGCTGATGAACAACAAGCGTGGCCGGCGCATGGTGTGGAGGCTTCTGGACAGGGCCGGAGTGTTCCGGTCCTCGTTCGCCACCAACAGCATGACGATGGCATTCTCTGAAGGTAACCGTAACTACGGCCTACAGTTACTTGGTATTATCCATGCCGTATGCCCGGAACTTTATCCGGTCATGTTGAAGGAACACACGAATGAACGAACCAACGACGATGCTGGCGACC